CTGTCCTTTTTTTGCGCTGACGCTAGAGGGCGACTAGCGCTGGTGGCGGCGGTGGAAGCGTCCGAGCTAGGTGGACTGCCCCGGCAGCGGAGTATGTCGCGTCAATTGGGCTCGACCCACGCCCCCTAAGGAACACCCAGGCGTCACCTCGCCACTGACGACCGGACGAGTTTACGTGCTGATTGAGCAGTGCATCGTCTGGGTGGCGGAGTTCCAGGGCGGTCACAACCTCCGCATATCCCATGCAAACAGCGGTCACTTCTCCCCTGATTTCCTCGACTTTCACCCGTCTCGGTGGCCAGTCTCGGTGTCCACGGTCCGCAAGGTCCGCAGCGACGGCTGCAGCAGGTCCGTTAGGGAACCATCCGAGCGCCCTGGGCTTCACTTCACGCACTACGCCGGGAAGATCTGCACGTACAGCCTTGGTGCAACCCCAGCCGTCCCAGGCCTTGATGACTTCAACGTGAATCAGTCCGTCGACTACGGCTGCCGCAGTGAGCGTCGCGTGAGAGCCATCGAGAGCGACGTCTAGGCACAGTGCGACCTTGTCTCGGTGGTCTGCGAGGTCAATCGGCGTGGTTGCGGCGCAGTTTATCCAGGCGATCAGGTCGATCGCGGAGTCAAGCTGATTCACGCGGATACAAAGAACCTCCGTCAAGAACCCTGTGAGTTCCAGTCCGCCGGCGGCCTTGGCGCGAGTGCCTGCACCGACAAGCGCATCGAGGTCAACCCGGTGGCCGAGGTTGGGGTTGGCCATCGCGAGAGCACGCACATCGGTCGGGTTACTGCCCTCGGGTGCGGACCATTCGAGTAGGCCGAGCCTTGGGTCTCCGATGCCGGTGTTTATGAACTCGATTGCCGAGTCTCGCAGCGAATCGAGTACCACGGAGTTGTAGTCACCCTGGTTAGTGATGGCCACGGCCTGGCCGTAGGGCACTGCGTTCATGGCGTTCGTGGCAGCGTTCCAGCACTGGAAGTCCTTGTGCGACCGCAACTCGTCGATGACGAGTCGGTGCACGGTCAGGGACCTGCCAGCGTCGGCGTTGGCGGCTGCGATGCGGTATTCACACTCGTCCGTGGTAGTGAAGCACTCTTCACCGATGGTCAGGCGGATCGGGCCGACCTCGGACTTGAGCCATGGGTTGCGCTGGGCCGTCTTGATTACCGAGGACCAGGAGACCTTCGCGTAGCCAAGCTTGTTGGCGATGCCCAGGACGAGCGGGACCTTCTCGACGAACATCCAGTAGAGCGTGAGGACGCGGCTGAGTAGGGTCTTGCCGTTCTGCCTCGCCACAATGATGAGCAGATAGCGGAACCGCGGTCGACGGTCCGGAAGCAGCTCGCCGCCCCGGATCACCGCAACCTCTTCCCAGGGGTCTAGCGGAGTCCCCAGGACATCGCGGGCAAAGTCAATGACATCGAATCCGTACGACGTCTCGGGCGTCAGCTCACGAAGCGGCGGCGTCGCCAGCCTCGGCTGGATGCTGCCGAGCAGTGCGACGGGAACGTAGCTCGTCGAGTGGAGACTTGGGGCCGTCATCCTTCGCCCCCTTCATGAGCGTAGAGCGTGCCTTCGGCGTTGCTAGGAGACTTTCGAGGGCCGCGAGCAGGAGTGGCCCGATTCTCACGAGGTCGCCGCCCGCATCAATTGCGCGTGCGTAGGTGAGGGCCAGTTCTTTCACGCCCATGTCGACTTGTGCGATGCCCAATGTGCCTAGCGTTTTGCGCACCTCTGTTTCCAATGCGCAAGGCGGCGAATTGACAACAACTGGCGGGCTCGCAGGCGGATTCTCGCTAAGGGGCAGCAAGGTAATGGGCACCAAATTCACACAATCCATCGTATGCGTACGTCGCTATGAATGCATACAATGGACCCGTGGCGTGGAAATGGCCGTGGCGCCGTCAGGCTCAGAATGTCACTTACTCGATCAGTGATCCGCTCCTGGCCGAGGTCTTCAGCGTTGGCGCTGGCAACTACGCAGGCGTCGTCGTGGGCGAGCAGAGCGCCCTTGGCCTGTCCGCGTTCTACCGGGCGGGCATGATCATCGCCGGAACAGTTGCCGGCCTCCCGTTGAGGACAATGCGCGAAGTCGAAGGCGTCCGTACGAGGGTCAACTCGTTCCTCGACAATCCCGGCGGCGTGGACGGTCCGACGCAGTACGAGTGGAAAGAACGCGCGATCTGGCACCTGTTCGCCCACGGCGACGCGTTCGCCGCGCACGTGTTGAACGGGGCCGGAAGCATCGCCCAGCTGACGCTAATCCACCCCCTGGCCGTCTCGGTCGAGTGGGCCGACGTGCCGGGCGGCAAGAGGTACACGGCGACCCTCGTGGACGGCACTCGCAAGGAGTGGGACTCCAGCACGATGACTCAGATCATGGGTCCGTCCCTCGATGGACTGCGGGGGATGTCGGTTATCGAGATGGCGAAGAACAGCCTCGGGACAGCCATCGCGGGGGACCGTGCTGCAGCCAAGATGTTTGCCTCCGGTGCGCTGCACTCCGGGATAGTCACGCCGGAGGAGGACGTCACCGAGGACGAGGCCAAGGCAATCAAGAAGTCTCTCAACTCGAAGACGGCTGGCTGGGAGAACGCGGGCGAGATCGCGGTCGTCAACCGCAAGTTGAAGTTCACCCCGTGGACGATGTCACTCGAGGACGCCCAGTTCCTGCAGTCACGTCAGTTCCAGATCGAGGAGATCGCGCGCTGGACCGGCGTACCGCCGCACCTGCTGATGCAGACAGAGAAGCAGACCAGCTGGGGCACCGGCGTCGCGGAGCAGAATCGCGGCCTGTCCCGGTACACCCTGTCGTCCTACACCTCGCGAACCGAGGAGCGCCTGTCCCGGCTGCTGCCCTCGCCGAGGTTCTGCGAGTTCGACTACGCCGGGCTCCTCAAGCCGGCACCCGAGCAGGAGATTCCACTCCTGATCCAGCAGGTACAGGCCGGGCTGATGACGGTCAACGAGGCCCGTCGGATTCGCGGCATGGACCCGATCGAGGGTGGGGACGTCCTACGTGGACAGTCCGCCCCGAGTCCTCAGCCCGAGGCGGTGCTGGCATGAACCTCGACGGGCTCATCAGGCTGGCCGAGCGCGGCCGAGCGATGGTGCGACGGCCGGAGAACCGGGGCGACTGGTACCGCATCAGCAACGCCGACGCGGACAGGGCCGAGGTGTTCATCTACGACATCATCGACAGCTGGGGCGGCGTCAACGCGAACGACTTCGTGCAGAACCTGCGCGCCATCACGGCCAAGAGCATCGACCTTCACATCAACTCACCTGGTGGGCTGGTGTTCGACGCTGTTGCGATCTACTCGGCGTTGAAGAATCACTCGGCCACGGTGGACGTGTCCATCGACGGCATCGCTGCAAGCGCAGCGTCATTCATCGCGATGGCTGGCGACAGCATCGCCATCGAGAAGCCCGCCAAGATGATGATTCACGATGCCGGCGGGCTCGTATTCGGCAACGCAGCGGACATGCGCCAGATGGCGGACCTGCTCGACGAACTCAGCGACACCATCGCCGAGATCTACGCCGACCGGGCCGGTGGAAGCGTCGACTCGTGGCGTACCGCCATGAAAGCAGAAACCTGGTACAGCGCCAGCGACGCCGTCAAGGCCGGGTTGGCGGACCGGGTTGCGAACGACTCGAAGGCTGCGCCGGAAGACCGGCGTAGCCAGCAGATAAGGGCGCGAGCCCGTGTGGCCCTGAGGAGGGTTGCGTGAAAACCATCGAGGACATCCTGGCTTCCCTTCAGGCCATTGTGGACGCGGCGGAGGGTCGTAGCTTCACCGACGAGGAAGTGACCCAGTACGAGGCGCTCGAAGCCGAGCTGGTTCAGGTCCGGCGTACCAACGAACTGCGGGCTCGCAACACCGCGTACAACACGCCGGTCCGCAGCGACCTCCACGTCCACGTCGGTGCGGCCCGCCAGGACGACGGCCTTGAGCGCGCCTACGACACGTACCTCCGCACCGGCATGCCCAACGCCGACATCGCCGGGCTGCGGGTCACCAACGCGCAGGGCGAGGGCACCAGCGCGGGCGGCGGCTACACGGTGCCGCCCGGCTTCCGCCAGAAGCTCGTCGAGGTGATGAAGGCATTCGGTGGGCTGGCGGCCCAGGTTGACTCGTTCACCACGTCGTCCGGCAACCCGATCGAGTACCCGACGCTCGACGACACCGCCAACCAGGGCGACATCACCGCCGAGTCGGCCGCCGTCGCATCCGGTGCGGATCTCACGTTCGGCACTGTCAACCTGGGCGCATACAAGTACACGTCGGCGGGTGCGGATTCCAACCTGCCGCTCCGCGTACCGGTGGAGCTGCTCCAGGACTCCG